TTTAAATACCATTGTGCTTTTTGTAAATCCTCTAATGGTTCCCCTTTAAATTTATATCTTGAAACATATTTCAGAACATTTCCTTTGAGATATCCATGATACTCATCATCCGTCATACAATCTTGGATTACATCAATAGTTTCTTTCTTACCATATCTATAATGTGATGGTGAGTTAACCTTATCTTCTTCCATACTTCCTCCTAATAGAGTTATATTGAATTGTTTCAAGATCATACTCTCCGTTCTTAACATTTCTTTTAACAATCAATCCGCTCCACCACATACGTTGGGTAGCTCTAGCATAATCTTCTTTATGGTGTAAATAACATCCAGCAGATAATCCAATTACTTTTTTACCAACTGGAGTTGTACACATAGAATAATCAAATGTATGTATATGACCAACAGTAGAAGATACTTTATTTTTTAATAAGAGAGAACGAGCAATGTTGTCCCCACTAATAGGCTTACCCATAACACCATTTGGAAAATTATGGCAATAATGTACACCATCGACCACAACGGGTTCTTGGTAGGGATATACTTCCCAACCAAATTTTTCAAATTGGAAATCATTAGTGCTAATTGTACCATCCAGTTCAGGTGTCTCATCTACTATCCTATCTATTCTATCTTCGTGATTACCAAGTAGCATGATTTTTCTTGGTCGTCTACCATTTAGACCTTTGTTAAATTTTTCCAATGCATCATGAGCATGATCAATATCTTTTTTATATCTTCTACCTTCAAAAGATTTCTTTCCTTTGTCATAGCTAGATAACGAATCCATACTTGAAAAGTCTCCCATACAAATAATAGTATTCGGTTTTAGATCTTTAGCCAGTTTACCTGCCCATAAAAATCTCTCATTGCTTGCCTTGGGGGTACAATGAGGATCCCCCATTACTAGATGTATTGCCATTAGTTTAGCTCCTTATTCCTTTTTCGTTGTAAATATTTTAAAAAATCAATAATCTTTTCAGTATCATCTATACGTGCTGTTTCATTTAATCCTCCATTTGAAGTGTATTGTTTGTTATATTTAGCATCTTCTGAAAATCCTTTCATTCCTGCTAAAAATGTAGAATGGGGATCGGTTACTGCTTGCTTTATCATGCCACGAGCAATAGTTGAACATAATTCATACTGCTCATCTGTCATTTTATTTTTATTATCTATTAAAATACCACAACTAAATCCTTTATCCCAAGGAGATATTATAACTTTAACAGCATTTAAAAAATCAAATTTCTTACTCATATCAGTTTAATTTAGGAATGTCAAATGGTTTTATATCATCTTTAACAGTATTTACAATTTCTTCAACAAGTAATTCAAAATCATCTATAGGGAGTGATGTTTTGTGTAATCTAAGGGATTGAGCCAACATAACACCAGCTACAGCCAATGGTTCATGCTCCTGACAAAGCCTTGTCATTACTTTAAAAACTTCGTTATATATTTTATTTACTTCACTTGTGTTTATTTCTTTCATATCGTACCATAACTGGATCGGTTAAAAATCCTGCATTATTTAATCTCATAAAATGTTTTGCGTCAACAATTGCTAAAGGTTCTCGATGATTCATCTTAATAAAAACTAAAGGATTATCCGTTCCATGAGAACTAGCCTGATCATACGCATCATAAATTTTTTTCCACCCTTCAGTATTTTTACATTCTATATTATAAGGAAATACTTTTTTGGCTTTTTTTGATAATTTAACATCAGCACCACGTTCACCCATTATGGCAACTTTAATATCATCAGCGGTAAGGGCAAGAAACAGACCCCTCAAACTGTCCCTCACCCAGTTCTGTAGTCTACGACCCTTAGCTTTCCGACTTCGTGTAGTTGTCATCTTTCCTTGGATTGTTTACTTCAGTATACCAAACCCATTTCGGGTTTTTACCTTGTGATTGCTGTTGCGGTAACAACTGCAATTTACTTCCCCAACAAGGAAGTTTGTATGGGCAGAATCCACATACCATGCCCAAAATTTTATTACCTGTTTTCTTTGTTCTAAATGTTTCTTCTATATCACTATAACAACGTTTAAACGGAATTTTTTTATTAATTGCCTCTGCATTATTTTGTGCTAGTTTTAACGACTCGTTTTTATATTTCTCATCAGCTAATGGCGTTTCACAAACTAACCATTCACCTGTTGATTTATTAACCACAATCCAGCCACCAAATGGAACTCTCTCACCTTCTGCATACAAATATCCTTGTGGTAAATAACCAAATGCATCTTCTTTAGCTATCTCTTCAAAGCCACCCGCTTCACCAAATTTCTTCTCAAAGGAATAAGGCGATGCACTTTTAATATCCCAAACTTTCTTATCAATTTTAACATCAAGTCTACCTTCAATTGTGGTATCATTGAATTTATATTTAACTTTTTTTTGCTCATCTTCTATTTTTACTCCTGCGGATTTTAACACGAACATTGCTAGAGCTTCTATTAAATCTCCAAACGTATTACGCATTTTAACATTATAGGGTTGACCCTCGCCTTTTACATTCTGTGCTTCCATTTGTAATTGGCATAAAGGTCTCCCTATATTACTCATTCTAACCTGAAAGTTTTCTTTTCGTTTATCAGCAAACTGTTTTCGCAAAGCTATTTTACAGGCTTCACCAAACTCTTCAACTAATTTATCAGATACTTTAACAGGTTCTCTAGAGACTTTGTCTAAATAAAGTTGTACCTTATGAAGGATTGAGTTCATTATTTAGAAAGTATCTCTACTGGGTTTTCTTCAACATTTTTTACAATCTTTGCTGAACTTCCATCAGAAGCCGTTGGTGCTTTTGATCTAGCAGTTTTCCATAATGATGCAACTTCTTCATTTTCGGCTTTAATTATGTCTTGGAAAACATTATATGTTGCCTTATCATCTTCAGACATAGCTATATTAACTGAAGAATCTACATCAATTATAGGTACGTAAAAAACATTACTACCCTTCTTTTGCTTTTTGGATTTAAGAATAAAATTTAATGTAAACATTAATTTTTTTACTCTCTTTGTTTTTTCAACAGCATCTTGTACAGGTCTAAATCCAGTACCTGTTACTCTCCACAAAGCAGGAACATTTTTCAATGTATGGCTCTCACCATTTGCTTTTTTTCCCTCAAAGGATACTAATCCATATAAGAGTCTATAGCATCTAATCTGTCTTTGTATTGCTTGTTGTTCAGGTGTTAAGTCTTCCATCTCTTTACGAGTTACTTTACCACACTTTGTGCCACCCTGCAAATCAATAGCTTCATCTTTCCAGTTTCTAAAGATAACGGAACGATTAACATATTCATTCTTTTCAGGATCGAAATGCATGTATTGCATTGCACTAATAAAAGGTCTAAATGTGACAGGAAGTCCATAGACATTCTCACCAATTGAAGAATCATAGATAAAGAAACTTCCTATCGGAAGTCTATTTCCTGAATCATCTTCAGGGTTTCTATTAATCCCTAATCTTGGAACTGAAGGACCAACTTCACTTCCTGAGTCTTGTCCAATAGCTTTCATTATCTCTTCATTAGACATTTTATCTAAATTTACTAGTTCATTACCAGTCATATTTATTTATCTCCTTTTTAATTATTAAACTGTATACACTAATTTTACAAGAAAGTCAAGTAATAATTAATGTAATCATTATTGCCCAAAATAGTATAAAAAATGATGCTTCGACTATACTCTCAAATATTGGTCCTAGCATATTTTTGTTTCTCCTTCGGTTATCTCATAGGGTAAGCTCTCCATCTGTGCAAACCACATAAGATAACTTTGCAGTTCTTCATCACGATTAATGTAAAGTTTAGTTGGGGTACCATCAAAATCTTTTTTTAAATTTTGAAGTTTATCATAAGCCTCTTCCTGCTCATCATTACCCCATTCTTCCCAGTGTTCTGTGTCAAGTGTTGAGACTTCCATTACTTATCTCCTGGTACTGCCCATATAGCTATAGGTAGTATACTTTTTTTTATACGAAAAGAATTATAGGCTTTAATTATTTTTCTAAAACCTTTATCATTACG